AGTACCAGGTCTTGGACATGTCACTAGGACAATACATGGCTGCGCAAATCCAGTTACTCGAGGCAATTAAGACTGAGTGGGAAGAGCTTCTCGGTGTTTCTCGTCAACGTAAAGGTCAGATTATGGCTTCTGATGGCGCGGGTACTACCAAGAATGCGATTGCGCAGTCTACTGCAATTACAGAAGAGATCTTCCGTAAATACGAAAAGTTTGAGCAGAAAGAGATGCAAGGGCTTATCGATCTATCTAAACATGCATTTAGAAACGGTAAGAAGATTCATTACATCACTGACGACTATCGTAACTCTTGGTTAGATATAGAGGGTGCATCGTATCAAGAATCTGAGTTTGGAATTTTTGCTAAGAACTCTAGCCAAGAGAACAAGAAGATGGAGCAGATGCGTCAGCTTATGCAAGCTATGGCGCAAAACGGTGTGGGAGTTGGTTCTATTGCTGAAATACTGGATGCAGACAATTTTGCTCGCATTCGGGTCTTAGCTAATCAAGTAGAAAAGAAGCAAGCGCAGATGATGCAAAAAGCAAAAGAAGCTGAGCAACAAAAGCAACAGGCTGCTACTGAGCTTGAAATGAATAAAATTCAAGCTATTAATGAGCATGATGCGCAACAAAAAGAGCTTGACCGACAAACTAAAATAGAAGTCGCTAACATTCAAGCGAACGCCAAGGATACCGATCATGATAATGACGGAAAAACCGATAATAAATAACACATTTCATATTCTTGGAATAATATTATATATAACCTACATTCAGTACGATGGCAGAAAACAAACAATTAGGCCTCGACAACCTTAAGGATGTCGACTGGTTGAATGACAACGCTCCTGCTCAGCCGGAAGCGCCAGAAGAAAATGCAGTGGAAAATACTGCAGAAGAAACTGTAGCTGAAGAACCCGAAGCAGTAGAGCAACAGGAAGTAGAGCAGGTTGAAGAACCTGTAGCTGATGAACAACCTATACAAGAAGAACCTGTATCCGAACCAGAGCCAGAAGCTCAAGAGGACGAGATGGGTGTCATAGATACTCTAACGCAAAGACTAGGGTATCAAGTAGATGGAGAATTTTCTGATGATTACGATGGATTAGAGAAATATACTTCTGCTGTAGCTAACAAAATAGCAGAAGAGCAGCTCGAGAATATCTTCCAGCAGTACCCAGATGTGCGTGAATACTTTACGTATCGCGCAAACAATGGCGATCCTTTAAAGTATTTCCAAGCACAACAAGCAGAGCTTGACTATAACTCTATGGTTATAGATGAGAATGTAGCTGTGCAACGTAGAGTGATACAAGACGGCATGCGGCTGCAGGGATTCGATGATGCTTCTATTTCTAAAATGACCGATGCATATGAAGATGCTGGCATTTTGAAAGACAATGCAGAAGTGTATTTATCGCAATTGCAAAAATCTCAGGCTACTCGTAAACAACAACTTCTTGAGCAGCAAGAAAAACAAGCTGAGCAACAACGAGTTGAAGCAGAGCAGTACTGGAGCAATATTGCTTCTACTATTGAAACTGGACAACTTAAAGGTCTTCAAATTCCTACGCGGCAACGCAAGAAATTTTATGACTGGATGACATTACCGGTAGATCAAAAGGGCAGTACTCAACGTGACGTTGATCGATCAAATATCGACACGGAAACTGCCTTAGCATTAGAGTACTTGATCTACCAAGGTTTCGACCTAAACAAACTTTTACAGAACGTCTCAAAAACCAAAGCAACAAACAATTTAAAATCAAAACTTCAAGGTTCACCATCCGCTTCGACTAGGATGAAGTCTCGTAGCAAGTCGACCGTTTCTAAGGCAGTCTCACTCCCTTCTTTGCGGGACTTGCTCTAACCTTTAAAATGACTAAAAACTATGTCTGACAACTTAAAAAAGCTTCGTTTATACGAAGATCTGTTTAACGCGGATGGCATGACCGACGAAAACTCGTTGGCCAATGCACTCCTTACGCAGCCGGACGTTCTGTCCCCTGTAATCACGCACCTGTCTGGGCGTGAAGATAAGCGTTTCCCGCTGTCCTTCTTAACGGAGGGTATGGGTAACGTCAAGTACATCAATGATATTGAGTACGATTACCCGGTTATGGGTCGTCTCAATAAGAGCGTGATGTGTGTCGGTAACAGCACGATCTCCGCTACTACTGGAGGTACTGTTACTTTCAACGATCGCTGGTTCGTTAAGAACTACATCATTGAGTTCGGTAACGCAGCTAATACTCAGCTGAGAATTACTGCTGATCCGGTTCAGTCTAATGGTGGCTGGACGTACACTGTTCAAATGGTCACGTCCGACCCGACGGCTACGTCTATTACTCAAAACGATTTGGCTAATAAGCAAGCTGTCCAGCTGTTCGCTGCTAACGCCTTCTCCGGATCGCGTGGTAACGAGAGCAACTGGGTCGCTCCGTCCAAAATGCGTAACCAAATCAGCTTGATTCGTAAGTCTTACCGTTACGAGGGTAATATGCCCGACCGTGTGGTGAACTTCGAGTTCAATGTTGGTGGTCGCTCCACGAACCTCTGGTATGACTTTGAGGAGTACCAGCACATGCTTCGTTGGAAGGAGGAGTGCGAGCTTGCTTTATGGTACAGCCGCTACAACCGTGACTCCGATGGTCTCGTGCATCTTCGCGATGAGAACGGTAAGGTCATTCCGCTCGGTAGCGGTGTGCTTGAGCAGATTCCGAACGTGGATACTTACTCCGTGTTGACGGCTGCTAAGCTCAAGTCTGTCGTGCGTGACGCCCTCTATGGCGCATCTGACGCTTCCCAAATGAACATCGTACTCTTCACGGGTCTCGGTGGTATGGAAGAGTTTGACAATGCTATGAAGGAGGAGCTGGCTAGCCAGACCTACATCAAGAACACCGATCCTTCTACCTTCATTGGCGGTAGCGGTCGCAACTTGTCTCTTGGTGGGTTCTTCACGCAGTACCAGCACATTGACGGTCACACCATTACGGTGCGTCACTTGCCGCTGTTTGACCATGGTGCACGTGCTCTCGCTGCTGAGCGTCACCCGGTTACTGGTCTCCCCCTGGAGAGCTACCGGATGATCTTCCTCGACATGAGCGTGTATGATGGAGAGAACAACGTTAGCATGATCACCCGGAAGAACCGTGAGTTGGTTCGCTGGGCAGTCGCTGGTGCTACTGTGCCTCCCGGCTTCGGTGGTAACGCACTGCGTGCTACGGACGTTGACGGCTCGTCCGTGCACTTCCTTAAGGAGTGCGGCATCAGCATTCGCCGTGCTACCAACTGCCTGCACTTAGAGTGCGTGCGCAGCTAATATAAACTAGAGTATAGGGGGAGTAATATGGCTCCCCCTATATTCACTATTAACATCTCATGGCTAAAAAACGAGGACTTTGGGCTAATATTCACGCAAAACGGAAGCGCATTAAAGCGGGTTCTGGAGAGAAGATGCGTAAACCTGGATCCAAAGGTGCTCCTACAGCAAAGGCCTTGAGAGACTCACAATCAAAGAAAAAAAAGAAAAGAAAAACGACTAAGAAAAAGAGATAATGCCGGCTAAGAAAAAACGTAAGGAAAAAGCTATACGCAAAACGACTAAAGGTAAGGGCGCAAACTATCGCTCTACCAAGTCAGGAGCGGGCATGACTGCTAAAGGTGTCAGGGCATACCGAAAGGCAAATCCTGGATCTAAGCTTAAAACAGCTGTAACAGGTAAAGTCAAAAAAGGATCTAAAGCGGCTAAACGCCGTAAAAGCTATTGCGCTCGCTCGTTGGGACAGCTCAAGCGGAGCAGCGCTAAAACTCGAAACAACCCTAACTCACGTATACGCCAGGCACGTAGACGTTGGAAATGCTAAACACCATGATGCGCAAAAAGACCACGATGAAGAAGAAGGCTGCTAAGAAAAAGCCTATGTACGGATATGGAACTGCTAAAACCGCTACGAAAAAGAAAATGTACGGTAAAGGCGGGACGGCGAGGAAGAAGAAGTGATGGCCAAGTTCAACGGTCATAGGTGTGAAAAGCGTAACATGGACGAAGTGTGCTTAGGCATGAGCTTCGATGCATTAGGTCGCGGACAGCGTGTTAAAGGACAAAAAGCGCAAGTTCCTGCTAGACCTAAAAACTACACAGAAAACCCCCAATAATTATATAGAAATGAGTACCAAACTTATTTACCTTCTGAGAAGAGACAACAATACGAATCTTCCAGATGATGTTTATGTTGACGCTAAACGTAGGATCGGCAGTGTTTTTGATACTTCTGGAGACCTTCTGAAAGGTCTTAGCTTAGATGAGCAGAGAAGAATACTGCCTTCAGTAATTGGAGTCAGTCCTACAGATCCTACGTGGTCTAATAGGGTACGAAAGTTTTATGCTGAGCTTACTATCGAAGTTCCGCAAAATGGTATCGAACTAAACATTAGTACAAATGAAGAGGGAGAGCCCGAAGTCCCTCTTGATTTTGTTAAGTTTAGATTTGCTGCCAATCATCCGCATGTAGCAGAGGCTGAAGATTCTGGTATTACCGGTACGCGTTATTACTTCTTTGATCCTAGAAAAGATGAAGAAGAGCGAATTGAGGATACTCGTCTTAGGAAAAATGCTTACAAGCACCTTATATTAGTATGTGAGGACGAAGAAAAAATGGATCAGGTTCTTCATGCTATGGGCAAGAAGACAGGTGATTTAACCAAAGATCAAAAGGAACTCGAGTTAGAAGAATTAGTAGATTTTGATCCGCAAGGATTCATCGCTATTTGTGAAAACAAGGACCTTCAATACATCTCTCTTATCAACGACTGTTTAGATAAGGGTGTGTTACGCAAAGTAGGTAACACTTACATGTTTGGAGATGAGGAAATTGGCGAGGAACAAAGCGGAGCAGTACGTGCCTTGAAGTTAAAGCGTAATAGCGGTATGCTTCAGGACATTAAATCTAAACTAAAAGCTTTTAACTAATGCCTAAACGAAATTTTAAAACCAAAGGCTCCTTTATACCTAAGGGTGAAAGCGGTAAGCGTAACCGCATTGTTGTAGATAATCCTGCATTAGCAGAGTTTCTTAAGCAATTAGAAGGAGGCAAATCTGCTGTACTAGCCGAAGAGATCATAGCTACTGAAACCGTAGGTGGTGTTGTAGCGAATGAAACAGTGTTTGAAGTAGGCACTCCGCTTGAGGATATCATTAGGCTTATGCTTGAAGGTCAGCCTGAAGCGTTACCAGCCAGCATTTCAATGGGAACGTTCTTAGATGGTACTCAAACAGAATTTGATTACGCTTCTTTAAGAATGCCAGGAGAAGAAGCAACTGTGGGAGGCGTACGATTTACTTTTGAAGATCCTCAAGGAGAAGTTACTGAAATTGTATGGCAGGCTCAAGAAAATGCAGCAGAAATCTTTACTGAACAGGCAGATACTAGTCCTTTTGTTCAAGGTGGTACAACTAATGAAATCGACACTGCCGATGTTACAGTCGGTGGCTTGAATTCTGATGTGCCCTATACTACATATGTCGATGGAATTGGATCAAATTTTTCTAACCTTCAATCAGGCTGGATAATTAAAATGAAAAATGTCGAAGGAAATCAAGTAGGTAACACAGTAAACCGTGCTATGAACTGGGCTCCTCCTGCATTCATGATTAACATGCCCGAAGGGACTGGTGCTAATGCATTAGAAGCTGCGTACTGGATAACAAGTGCTACTCAATTGTGGGCCGCAGGATTTGCTTTTCCTGGTACTGATACTACTGTTGTTTTAAATGCGGCTATTGCAGAGTATCTGCAACCCCAGTATTACCCTATTATTAGACATACCAAAACTGGTAATTATGGGGGAACGAATACAGACGTTATTACTGGTGAGTCTGTATCATGGTATCAGCCTGATACTATAACCGATACTGAGCAAGTTGGATTGGGTGACACTAACACTACAACTACGTTCTTTGACGCAGCTGTTCCTTACAGACAGTTATGGTTTATACCTTCTGGTGGACAAGCCAATACTTCTTTTGGAAATACTGTATCTCAAGGTGGCGGTGCTTTAGACATTAATTCGTTTACAGGCTTAATGTATTTTGATATTGGACAGGGAGGCTTAGGCTTAAGTAGCGCCGGAGATGTAATCAATATTGAATACAATATGTACTGGTTGAATCAAACCAATGCACTGCAGCCTATTACCGCACCTATCACTTTTAATCTGTAAGCTATGCCTATTTCATTTTCAGACATATTAGGAACTGCTCCAGGTGCTACTTATCCTGCAGTTGATGCTACTAATCAAAGCGTTAAGGGATTTGCATACTTCACAGATTTAGCTGAAGCTCAATCTACTGCTGCTCCTTATCAAAAGATACAAGGCTTTGTAGCTATTACAACGCAAGGCGGAGAGAATGAAACTCCGGCTATTTTCCAATACTTAGGTACTGATGCATCTAATTGGGAAAACGATCAGTTTTGGGTAGTTATTACCACAAGTGAAATAACTAATGTTGCTCCCGTTGAACGAGTGACGTATTTAGACACTATGTCTTTAGCGTTTAATCCTTTTGGTAAGTATGACGCTACTGTTCAAGCATTTCATAGATCGAATTTTGCTCTTATTCCTGAGGAGTTTGAGTTAATTCCAATCAGTGCTAATTCTGCTACTATTTATGATGTATTTAGTGCTGATCCTGGTAACGCTACGCCTACTGTAGGGTCTAATACTTGGTCTAATACGTGGTTAAATGCAGGAGGTGCGTTTAGTGGCTTTGCAGATAATACTCCTCTGGTTAACATTAGTTTTCAAGGATCATTAAAAGTAGGTTACCAAGCATTAGTAAGCGACTATAACGGTTTTAATGCTACAGATGAAGCTGCGATTAATGCTTTAAACTGGTCGGATCCAACCAACCTTGAGGTAATAGACTATTTGAAAACTATTCCAGAGGCTAAAAGACCTTATGCATATATCGTGCATATGCCAGTTAACAGCGTAGTAGAAGACGAACTGTACATAGGATACACTGGTACGTCAAATGGCTTTGGTGATGCTGCATGGACAAACCCTAGCAACTGGACACTCTTGACCTCTGCAGGTACTAACATTGCTTCTTATCGTATTGAAATGAGCAGTGCTAGTAATTCTCAATCCGGGAGTACGTTGTCTATTAATAGCATGTTCCCTACCATTCCGGCTTTGATATGGAGTTCTCCTCTGACTATTACGGATTATGTGGCAGACATGCTTTCGGAAATTAAGCTTATGCTTAAGTTTAATAGCACGACTAAAGCATATTTAGAAGCTTTATTAGCAGATCCTAACTCACCTTTTGGTAAGGAACAAGGGGATGATGTGGTGTTTACGTTAAAGACTAAGGTGGTTTCATGACGGTACAAGAGCTACATTATGCTGTTGACCAGGCTTTACAAAAAGTCGGTAGCTATGCGTATGATAACTTTTTGCCTCAAGAAATAGATTACTGGTTAAATAGAGCTCAAGAGCGGTTCATCAAAGACCGAACTTTTGTATCTGCAGATATGAAAGGGCTGGGATTAGCTGGTAATCAAAAGCGATTAGACGATTTACGGGAAATTATAACTAATGACTACACAGATAATGCTGCAGGCGCAGCAGGTGTAGAGTACCAAGAGTACGATTTACCATTAGACTATATGTTTTTGGTTAATATTAGAGCTTTAATACGGTATAATAGATGCGATCAAGCTACTACTAGTAGCCCTACTAAAACAGTACCTGTTAGAATTGTAGCTAATCACGAAGCCTACTATATACAACAAGATCCGTTTGCTCGTAGTAACGTGGATTCTACTACTGCTATCCTTTCTGATAACGATATTAAAGTCTTTCAGGATAACGAAAGTTTTATATTAGAAGGGATATCGCTAGATTACATTAGGACTCCTCAACAAATTGACTTACAATTAAATCAGACAAGCGAATTAGCTGAACACACTCACCACGAAATAGTTGATATCGCGGTGA